CTGAATGATCAGTGTCAAGTATATTAGGCTCTGGATGTGCAAAGTCAACAGTAAATAAATAGCGACCATGGTGCCATTTTTTATCTTTACCTATGTATTTACCAGCTTGTGATTCTAGAATGTCCCAACTAGTAACAGCAGGATAATAACTAAAAGAATTCCAGAGCTGAAGTTCATCAAGTCTGCGTTCGGGCACTCTGGATGGCTCAAATCCTCTTTGAATAAACGCGCTAATTGGTAAGCGATAAAATATTGCACCGTTTTCCATGATAGCATGAAATAATAAAGCACGCCCAGTAATACAGGTAACACCAAAGATGATGCAGTCTTCAACTTCTCCTTTATGTTTTTTAAGATCATATAAATATTCTCTCCTGATTTGTGCATACTCTACTGGTATATTTGCATTTAAATAAGCCATAGTTTATCCTCACTTTATTGTACCCCAATTTAAACCAAATTCATAGTCTACTTTGTTTTTGACTTCGAGGGGTATTGTTTGTTCCATCGTATCTTTTATTATTTTTGATTCGTGGTCCGTGGTCGAAAAACAAAGTTCATCGTGTATTTGTATGTGTGGTATTATACCTTTCTCATGTAGATCTACCATTGCCTTCTTTGTCATATCTGCAGCTGACCCTTGTATCAATCTATTCAATGCTTTGTATGTGAATGCAGGGGTGTAGTATCTTTCAAAATAATCCATGTAGTTTGGATCAATTTTATTTTCTTTAAATTTTTCTAGCATCTCGGCTTTGAATGCTTCTTGCGCCTGCTCTTTTGTGTATAATGGTACCTCGTTAAATCTATTTATTTCTGGGTTCCACTCTTTGTTTGTGGTCTCCCATCTATCGAACCTGCAGAATCTATCATGCAATGTAAATAATAATTTATTTTCTTTTGCAAATGTTATCAACTCTTGTGATAATTGACGTACAAACGGTACACGGTTGTGGTATTCGTTAAATAATTCTTTAGCTTGCTTCTGGTCTAAACCCAACTCTTTTTGTAGTTTGATCTTACCCATACCATAGAAAAGACCTAGGTTGATTGTTTTTGCCTGTTTCCTGGAGATATTAGCCATGTCAGCAACGATTTGGTGAAAGTCGGCATCATCCCTATCAAATTCCTCTTTTAAGCTCTCTGTGCCTCCTAGGCCCAGTTTTATGGCATAATGCACCACAATACGTGGTTCTTGCTGTGAATAGTCAAAACTACCCCATTTATGGCCCTCTTCTGGTATAAATAGCTCTCTCATTTTCTGTCCTATATAACCTTTTGATGGTATCTGTTGCAGGTTAGGATTAGACATACTGAAACGTCCAGTAACGGTGCCACCTGAGTCTGATCTTATCTGATTTATATCTGCATGTATTCTGCCGTCGTGCACATATTCTAACAAACCGTTTACGAAAGTATTGACTGCCTTGTCATACTCTCTTGCTTTTGCAATCATACGTAAACATTTGTTATTATGTTTTCTTAAATAATCTTTTGGTAGTTGGGGCATCTTAGATTTTGGTGTGACCTTGTAATCTTTTATGTGTAGGTGATCTAATAATTTTTTAATTGATGCTGCAGCCCAGATGTCAACTCTAATTGTTGTTAGTGATTCGATTGCTTTTAATATTTGATCTCTACGTTTCTTGAGATGTCTTCCAAACGTGATAGCTTTTGCGACATCTATTCTAACGCCTTTGAATTTCATGTCAACCAAACATAAAAATAATTTAGTTTCTAATTCAAAAATTTTTCTGCAAGTTTTTTGCTCGTTGTCTTCTGTTTTAGTATATAATACTTCGTCAAGTTTTTTATTAAAAAGTTTCCATAATTTTAAAGTTAAGTTTACATCTTGTTTTGCATACTCTTTTACAATTGATGCAGGAAGTTTATGCATGTTAGTCATTGGGTCCTTGACTGTACCACCAGACCATTCTAATGTTTTCTGTTGTAAATCGTATTTGTATTTTTCTTCGTTAAGATAATCTTTTGATAATGCATCTAATGAATATCTAAATCTATTCTCATCAATAACAGAGGCTGCTATCATGGTGTCAACTATTCTACCCTTTATCATCATACCTGTTACAGCTCTTATCCAGCAAACATCATACATCGCATTGTGAAATACTTTTGTAATGTTTTCGTTTTGAAATATTTTTTCGTTAAGAACATCCCAAATTTTTTCATCTCTTTTAAAATCTATAAATACATCAGAGTGACGTAATGGAAAATATGCAAGATCATTATCTGTTGCAACTGCTATGCCACAGATAAAACCATCGTTACGTATTGCACCTAAACCTTTTGTTTTAAGATTAGGATCGTATGTTTCTATATCTATTGCTACAGTATCTATACCTTCAAGATTTAAATCTTCTGGTGTATTACACATTATAATCTCTCTCTAATATCATCTCTAAATAGTGTATCGCTTTCTTGATATCTTCTTCCTTTCCCTTCACAGAGTGTCTGCAAATGTATTTTATAGCATTCCCTTCTGCAAACAAGAGTTTATTTTCGTTAATAAACTCTGCTGGTTGTATACGAAAATTTTTATAATGTTTTCCGCCTACCTGCTTTTCCAATGAATCGTATGTTACTCCTTTAAATATACTACTATCTGTCATACACGTCCCTTTCTATTAAATATTGTATTGCTTTTTTTAATCCTTTAATTGTATCTCCTAGTTGTCCAATTGCTGTATTACATCCTCTACACAACCATCCTCTATGTTTGCTGGTTATATGTGAGTGATCAGGAAATAAATCTTTTTCTTTATTACAGATCTCACAATACTCAGGTTTTTCATAAAGTAAATCCATTTGCCTTCTATGCATTCTATCTTTATTATAACATTCAGCACATGTGGTTCTGGTTCGATAGTTATTAAAATTATCTTTCATGCACAGGTGAAAAAATTTTTGATTCTTAATCTCTTTACACACTAAACAAGTCCTCGTGTCTGTTTCTTTTCCTAATACATCTACAAATTTATCTAAAACCTTACTCCATCTTTTAAATGTTTGTTTCATCTTACTCCTAACTTGTATTTATCTTGTGATGCTATAGTCCAACAATCAAACCTGCCTCGACTATACGCTACATATTTTAATCTTAACTGACTAAAATAATCTTCTGGTCTAAATCTTGTATCATCAACTATAACGTTGTCAAAAGTTAAACCTTTTACAGTATGTATGTTTGCATATTTAACTCTAATATCCTCGTCAAAGTCACATCTATTCTGTAAAATTTTTTTAATATATATTATTCTGTCTGGATCTGTTTTTGTTCTAAGCAATGAAAAGTCATCCTCTTCCAATACTTCTGGTTTTAAATATTTTTTATTTATTAAATTATAAATAGTGTACTCACGATCTATCCAATCTTCAAAAGTTTCTTCTCCTTTGCCATGCACTATTGCCTTGCTACCCATGTAATTCCAAAATTCTTTTATTTGTTTTAGTTGTGTAGGTGCACCTCTTCTAAACTCTGGCCATAGTTTATGGCATCGTAATTCTTTTTTTGGTACGTGGGCCGTGTTCCCTACGTGTGCAAACTCTATACCATGTTGTTTGAAAAAATTTTTGACCCATGCATCTGATGGTTTTTGACGATAGGTAAATAAAAAAGTTTCATTAGTATTTTTTATCTTATCTAATAAAACCTCCATAGCACTACAGGTTTGTTTTAAACTAGGTAGATGATAATGTTTTCCAACTATATCAGTAGACTTCCAAACTCTATGTGTTCCATAATAATCCCAAATAGGAGCTATAATTCTTTTACATAAAGCGTTTATAGTTTTGCTACATCTGTGTCCTTGTTCTAATTC